CTGCTTGTAGACCACCGCCAATAATCGGTTGTAGATCTTGCGTAGCCATAACTTCAGGAACCGTAGCGGTTTCTATCACTCTTTGTTTTTCAGGTGTGGTTGCTGTTGCTTGTAAATCATCAAACGCTTTTACAAAAGCTTCTTCGTCTAGTCCAGGGACAATGGCACCTGTGCCAAGAGCTCTGCCTATTATTTTGTATAGCGCAAGCCCACCAAGACTAAATAAAGCTGTCATGCCAGCGTCTTTCATAGCTGTATAGTGTATTTTTGTATCGTCATAGCTGGGGTCAAGTAAGCCTTGATTAGCTAGTTGATTTAGATTGTTATACCGCCACAAATAACTAGCCAGTATTTCTCCGCCAACAGTACCTATAACTGATCCTTTTGGTCCAACTAAACTACCTGCCCCAAAACCAACTAACGCACCACCTAACTCATTCACTAAAGGCTCGGCACCAGCTATAAAATTAGCCCAATCTATTCCAGGAGGATTAACAAATTTCAATTCGTTGTCTGTAGGGTCACGATAAATAACCTGTTTATTATAAGGCTCACGTTGAAACTCATAATCAAAGTTATCAGGTACACCAAAATTATCGCCGTAATAATTACGTATTAAAGTTTGAACACCAGTGTCATAACTGTCGGCAGGCAAAAATGCTGCAACTCTACTTATTTGAAAAGGCGTATCTTCTCCTGTTACTCCTGCTTCCCCTGCTGTTCTGCTACCGTAGTCGGTAGGCTCCATAAGTTCTCTAAAACCTCTAAATTGAATAGGGGACATAGGTGGTAACCCAAATGGATCGTACCCTCTGCCAGGACTATAGAATCTTTCTCTAAAACCTCCAGGACGCCCTACCGCTATATCAATCCAGTTTTTAGGTACTCCTAAATCTTCAACTAAAAAGTTTTTAAAACTATCCCCTACTCTTTTACCACTATAGGGTTTATCTATAATAGCTCCAGGTTTTTCGGGAAATAGCTGACTAATCTCTATTTCTTCTAGAGCTGAATCAATATTAACTATATCGTCTTGTGCCATTATTGTATTCTACTCCTAGCTTGACCAACAAAGTTCAGTAGTAACTTAAACTCTTTAGGATTACGTTTACCGTAAGTTTTTTCAAGTCCCAGTAAGTAATTTCTTGCTTGCGTATCAGGTAACGACATCACATAACCGACTACTTCTTCATAAGAGGGGTTCTGTACTCCAGGAACAGTTACCGATATAGGTGTTGTTGGAGAAACACCACCCATAGGTTCAAGTGGTGTACGTAATCCACCAACACCACTTACAGCGTAAAAAACATCTATTGATGGTCTTGCGTTTATTTTTTCTAATTCAATTTCAAGTTCTTTGAGTCTTTCAATACGTTGTTTACCTAAACCTCTTTTTTCAAATAGGTCAACTTCTTGAAGTTCGTATTTACCTGTCTCTGGATTTTTAACTTCTATTGATTGTTTAAGAGGCATATCCAGCATAGAGTTTAAATAGTTTATTTCAGTTTCAATGATATCTTTCATGAACTGATTAACAATACCTAAAAATTGTCCTGCGTTACTTGCTCTAGCTCCTACTCGAGTCATAAATAAATCCATATCTTTATCAGATATAGCTCTTAAATCAAGGTCGGCTGAACCACCTGCAGCTGCAGCACCAACTAAAGCTAATGTAAATAGTTGCGACTGAGCTACGCCACGGTCTACGTTAGTGTTTGTGATAAACCTACCTAAAGGACTTTTTTCAAATTCTTTAAAGTACTCCGTTTGTATAACTTTATTTCTAAATTCGTTAAAACTTAAACCGTCTTGTGTAGTTCCGTCATCATTTGTAATAGAAAACGTATACCCTTTAACTATTCTGCCTTGGTTGTCTCTTACTACAGGCTGACTAAACATAGAAGTTAGGGCATTTATGTTAGTCAGTCCTGCTTTTACAACATCTACACCCCTACCAGCCATATTATCAAAAGCTAAATCAGGATTGTCCATGCCTAGTATAGTGTCAATAGTATTACCTGCTAAACGCAGTACTTCGTTAGTTAAAAATTTTCTACTTCTTACTTGATCAACTACTACTTCTACTGCTTTACCAGCTGTATTATTGTTCATTAAACTTTCGCCATCACCAAAAGTTAATGATGTTCCGTCTGCTGTGGTTAAACTACCTGATAGTCCTCTTTTAAGTTTATATTGATCTGCATTCGCAAAATATTGTACAGCTGGTATTCTTTTCAAAACTCCGTCTTCTCTATCAATAACCTCATAACTACCACCTAAATCTTTAAGGGGTACTACGTTTTTGGTTTCATCGTTTAAAAGGTCGGTAAGTCCTGTTTTACTTACGTAGTCAAAATTGTATTGTGTGCCAGGAGGAGCATTTTTATCTCTTACTAAAACACCAAAATCATCTGAATCACTTGTTGCTGTTGCTGCCTCTATATTTGCTAATTTACCGTTTTTTACATCTTGCCTATACTTTTCGGCATCGGCGTCATTTAAAAGTGTTTTAAAAGTTTTACCATCGTTATAAGTAATTATGTAGTTTTTAGTAGCACCCATTTTACTAGCGTCGTATTCAAGTAAATTAGCACCCATGTTTTGGAATCTTCCAACTTGGACTGCATTTAATTGCATAATTGTACCGTCGGTTGCTCCTGGCACCGTGACCATGTACTGTTTACGTGCACCTGTGAGCTCTTCGTTTTTTAGCTTTAATTGGTAATCAATTTGCTTACCGATAAAGTCTTTCATAGCCTTATCGTTATTGAGGGCTGTTTGAAGATCAATACCTAAAATTTGTTTATCATAGTCACGTTTTTCTTTAGCGTATTGGGCAAAGCCTGTAGCAGCAGCACTTGAAAGTGCGGTAGTCCAATCTTCGCCTTTTGTTCCTGATTCTATCAAATCAAGACCAGCCATCAATATAGAAAAATTTTTGTTAGGTAAAGGTATTAAACTTTTTAAATCAAGACCTGCATAGTCTGCTAAAGCCATTTTATATACGTCTATAATATTGTTTTCATCAAGGTCTGATTCTGAAAGAGTTGCTTGTACTTCTAGTAAATCTTTGGCTTGACTAGGATCTTCAACCATTACTTTAGCGTTAGCTCTATTAACATTTTGTACTGGTGTCGGCTCTTCTATTTCTGCATCAATTTCAGGCATATCTGGCTCGGTCATCATCAGAGGGTCAAAGCCTAGCTCATTTACTAAATAGTCATTTATGTCAGTGCCTAAATTTTCTACGTTACCCATAATGGGGTCTACTTGATTTGAAAGCGTACCTATACCACTCGGCTGAGCAGAAGGCATAGAAGGACGAGGAATATTTTGAGTACTCGTTAAAAGTTGTTGTACCGTTTCTCTTGGCAAGCCTGTTTGTTGAATTATATTTTCAATAGGTACGTTTTGACTTAATAACTGTCTAGCTAAAGGTATTTGCCGAGTTAAAAAATCAGGGTTATACGGAGCGTTTCTATTGACGTTTTCGTAATTTATCATTAGGTTAGAGCTCCGTAAGCTGCGAGAGCTGTGCCTAAACCTTGCATTAAGCTGTTACTAGGTGTACTAGTGCTCGCTTGAGTTAAAGTTTGACCGCCTAACGCTGGTGCAAATCCTGCTGCTAACTGACCTATTTGTCCAAAAGTCTGCATAGGTAAATTGTATTGACCTAAGAAGTTTTGGTAAGCTAAGTCAAGCCCAGCTTGTTGCTGTCCTCTTTGCATACCGCCTACGCCCATTAGCCTATTAATATCTGTACCCACTAAGCCACTTATACCTGAGCCTAACCCAGCCATCTGTTGACCTATATTAGCACCGTACTGACCTAACTGTAGCCCTGTGGTGGATATGTCTCTACCTACTCCGCCGAGTATATTACTTAGCCCTGTGCCTAAACTACCTAGACCACCAGCCACGTTCCCCATTTGACCTGCTAAGTTACCGTAAAGTTGTGAGGTTTGTAGTTGTCTACGTTGAGCTTCTTCAAAGGCTTGTTGTGCTTGTTGCTGAGCTTGACTAAATCCTGCTCTTCTTATGCCACCTAAGGCTTCTGTTGCACCACGACCAAATTGTCTAGCTATATCTTCTTGAGCTAACCGACCACGAGAACCACCAAAAGCTCCTAAGCCTATTTGTCGTGCTCTTTCGCCTATGTCTGCTTGACCGTATTGTTGACCTATGTCTTGTAGTGTTTGTTGTACTACTGCTTCTTCGTAAGGATTATAAAATACACCAGCCATACGTGGGTCATACGTACCTAACCCACCTAAACCTATGGCTTGTGCGGTTCTAAATTCACTGGGTAGACCACGGAGTATGCCTGCTGCTTCACGTACAGCCCCAGCCCCTTCTCCTGCTGCTTGTTGTAAGTAGCCTGTGCCTAAACCTGTAGCTCTACGTACATCTCTTAAACCTTGTTCGCCTAGTTGTTCAGCTCTACGCATATAAGGCATATAAGCACCAGCAGTTTCTCCTGTTAGCCTAAACGCTTGACGTTCAGCAGGAGTAAAATCCGCTATCCGTTGTCCTGTGTAAGTGTAGGGTGTAGCACCTTCAACACCCATACCTAATATACGGTTTACTAATTCTTGGTTTAGTAAAGGCAATATGCCAGGAATATTGGCTCCTGGAACACCAGCGAAAAATTGTTGTAAGTACGCTGGTGGTAAACTTTCCGTTCTTGCGTATTGTGTTTCTGTAGTCATTATGCTCTACCTAACCCCATGTTTTGTGCTTTGTTTTCATTAAAATCCATCATAGCGTATAACGCTTCTATACCTCTGCTGTGGTCCCCGTTGCCTATACCTTTTACAGCTTGTTTAGTCATTACGAATTCACCGTCTGCTAATAAAGCTGGTATAGTATCTTTATTACCTGAACCGTTAGGATCATTAGTACCGCCTCCTGTAAAACGTAAATCTACCTCAGGCAATTCTCCACCGTCAGCGAGTCTTGCTATACCGCCATCTTTAGCAGCCAAAAATGGTTGTTGACTAAATTCAGGGAAAGCTAACGTACCGTAATCTTGGTCTTCTCTTTTTCTTATTATATCTAAATAGGCTTGAGTAATAGGGTCTACCATTCCTGGCATTCCTGGCATAGTTGAAGCTAATGTATTTACTCCTGTTGGAGCTGTACCGTAAACGTTACTTAAAGTAGCAGGACGTAAGCCCTGAGTTAAATAACTGCTGGTGCTGGCAGGCATACTAGCAGTTCCTCCATCAACAGTTTTAAAACCATCAAGTAAGTTTATACCCTGTGCACCGAGCATGAGTTTTGAGCCTAAAGGTAATGCTTTAAGTGCTGCTCCCGCTTTAGCTACATTAGTACCCCTAAGAGCACCACCTATACCTTCTAAATAAGAACCAGCAGTACTACCGTATCCTGTTGCTCCTGGTGCTAAATTACCTGACTTTAATAAAAAATCTTTACCAAAAGGATTTAGAGAACTAAACCCACCTGTATCTGATATTCCAAACCCTTTAGCCACTTGTCCTACTGTGTATACTTTACCAGCACTCATTAAAGAGTCTTTAACACTTCTGCCTTCTCCCAGTGAGCCTATGCCTTGTCCTATGGCAGCACCACCAAAACCACCGACAGCGAAACCCACTACGGTTGCTATGTCTCGTAGATTTTTCTTGAAGAATTTTTTTAAACTTTTACCTAAACCCATTAGTTTCCTTTTGTTACACCTTTCATTTTTTCGAATGTTCGTAAGCCACCTAAACCGAGCATGCCCATTAGGATGGTGCTGAGTTGTGCGAAGTCAAACTCAGGTAAAGTAATAGTATAACCCGAAAGTGTCAAGATAGTAGCCAAAATAGGACTTAAAATGAAGTGATAACCTAGTGCAACAGCACATATCCAACCGATACAAGGACGCCACCCAGCTACAAATATACTGGCGTGTTGTGCTTCTGTTTTATTAACTTCAATTTGTGCTAGATTAGCATTATGTAAAGACATTTCCAACTCATGTTTGAGAGTGCTTTTTAAGTCTTTATCTGCTACAAATTTATCTACTATACCGCTTACAGCGTTTATAATTTTATCTGGAATCATTCTTTTTTTCTTTTAGTTTCCTTTCTTCCATAAGGAGTTTAAGTTCATGCCATCTATAAAAACGTTTGTTTACATGATCCCAGTACCATCCTGGATAATCTTTTTTATTTTCTTCCAACATATAAACCAAACCATGCTGCACCAGCACCCACAATAACCGAAACAAAAGCACTTTGTGCGTTAGTGGGGTCAGGTAGCGTCATAAACCACTCTGTAGTTCTATAAAAAGCTATTCCGTATAAAGTTATAAGTAGTCTAGGAAATACTCTCCACTTATCAAAACCCTCTGCTAAGTTATACCAAGTCTTTCCTTCGTGCACGTTTATTTCAATACTGTGTGCTTCTTTCATCTGTTCGTCAATGCTCATACACTATTCTTTTAAATTATTGTATAATAATTTTATGATTTTGATAAATTTTTCTTCTGGTATATCACGTTTTAAGAAATTAACAATTTTAGCGATTAACTGAATATTTTCAATAACATAATCACCAGCAGGGTCGATACGGTCAATAGATATATTAAAATCGGATTCTTCATCAGCACCTCTTTTATGTGTAAGCTCAACGTTTGTTAAAGCACATAAACCTTTTTGTTTTGCGTATAGTGTATTAAGGTCTTCTGTTGTAATTTTCCATTTTACACCTTGTTTAATACGTGTGTATTTTAATTGTACATAGAGATTGTGTATATAGTTAAAAGGATTACTACTGATTTTTTCTTGTCTACGCTTGTTTTTACAGGCGTTACATTGACTACCGCCTTTTTTATTTTGGTCAAAATCTTTAGGCGGTTTAGATTTTTTACAATAATTACATTTACGGAGTTGAGACACTTACTGTACCTAGAGAGCCTGTTAAGCCAAACCCTAAGTCATTATTAACATAAAATTGAGAACTAAATAAATCACGCCACCTAGTGCCGTCCCAACATTGAAGCGTATCGGTATTTGTATTAAATATTATGGAACCTGGATTATAAAATCCTTCATTCCGCTGAGTATTATTAACTTGTAAGGTATTTTGAGGGTCAAACTGACCTAAATTTATTTCTAGTACACGTACTAAACGGTTATAGGTGTCAGACGTTACCTGAGCGTCCATACTGATAGGTAAACGCGTCGGTAATAACTTAGCCATTACCGCCTACCGTCAGGTCTTATATCAAGCCTAGTGGCACCTAAACGCCAACCTATATCACTATTACCTGTATTAGTGGCGTCATCATCAGATTCTAGACGTAACACTATTTGTCGTGCTCTAGCTCGTACATCTGCTTTACTTGTAGTACTTTCAATAACACTAGTGCTAGCTGTAGCGAGTGAGTCTCCTGGATAGTTACGTGTTTTTAAAATCATGTTTACTTGACCAGCACTGCTATTACTTAAAAATTTAATATCAGGAATTATTCTACTCACAAACCCAAAAGCCTCACCGTCACCTATATCAAAATCACTGCTTTCAATAAATACATTAGTCATAGGTGAGCCGTCATCATCATATCCGTACTCATGTTCGTACAGGTATTGACCTGTTGTAGCTCTTGGGTAATTTACTATACCTTTATCTAACCATGCTGTTCTTGTCAGTTCTCCTATGCTCCAGACTTGTTCTGCGTAATTATAAACAACGTATTTATTTATAGTTAGGCTTGAATCAGAAGGATAAAACCAACCCACTTCATTAAATTCACTATTACTAAAAGCGAATATTTTAAATGCTTGGTCAGCGTTTAAATTGTCAAAAATATAACTTAAAACTGTGCAGGGCACTTTTTGTACTGCTCCGTTATAAACGTAAAAACTATCATACCCCATCCAAAATACTCCAGCAGGAGTAGTGACTGCACCTTTAGGGCTTATAAGCCCTGTGCTGTCATTAATTAAATTTAAACCAAAAGTATATGGCGGTCCAACAAATTGCATACTATACAAGGCTATGTCAGTCCATATTAATATTTCTTGACGTGCTTTTACCGCACCTATGATTGAACTACCTTCTGACAGACGTAAACTACCTGCTGTGTTAGTGTTTAACGGTTCAAACTCAGTAGCATTTTCTTGGTCGCTAAAAGCTATAAGCATAGGGTCAATAGCACCTGTACGCACACCGCTTGATAACGGATCAGCACCTAGAATAACTAAATGTCTGTCAGTTTCACTCACTATAGCTTGTAGTCCTACTGTAGGAACTTGATTCGCACCGCTTATGCCACTTAACTCAACCGCTCTAGTGGTTACTCCGTTAGTGGCGTCCCAATAATAAATACCACCACCTCTGGGGTTAATAGCTAAATCTTCGCCAAAATTATCGTGAGTCCAAATTCTTAATTGATTAGTGTCTGTTAAACTGCTTGTACTGCCCCATCCGCCAGCACCCCATGTACCTACCCCCCAACCTGTTGAACTTACATACTCATCTAAACCTGTATTTATTTGATAAGCCCCTACTGTAGAGCTACCACCGTTACCAGTATCAGAAGAATTAGCTAAAACTGTATCACCATTAGTGTCTTTGGCTTCTACGGTATAACTGTTTGTGTCAACAATAGTCGCTATTTGATATTCTTGATTTAATACAGTAGCAGTTATATTACCGCCTAAACTAGCAGCACCGCTAAAAGTAACAAAGTCATTCGCTACCGCTCCGTGTGCAGTGTCGCTTACGGTAAGAGTCGCATCTCCGTTAGAAGCGGAAAAAGTAACGTCACCAGCACTTGTAGTAGAACGTATCGGAGTTATGTCATAAAAACTGCTACCTTCTTCGATGTAGTATTTTAAATTAGTTCCTAACCCTAAAAGTTTTGTACCTGCTAATACAATCCATGCATGTAAAGCACGGCATGTACCTAAAAAAGTGTTTGTGTTGTCTTTACGCCAACCGCCTATCTTCTGTGGTCTACCAGCTTTAAAACGTATTAAATTAGAATTAAACCAACCACCCTCATTATCGTAGTCGGTGCCTTCTCTAAAAATCCCAGGTTTAAATACAAATTTGCTAAGTGCCATAACATTTATATTTTATAGTATTATTCAAGACTTTTATATTGTTTCCCATCAAAGATCAAAGCACGTTTACGATTACTTTCTTCGCCTACATACGATACATGCACCCATCCACTAGATACATCATTCTCGTTATAAAACTCTAAGAGGACTGTATCGTATTCACAGTTATCACGGATCCATACCCCAAGCTCGTAATTGGAGACGGTGGGGATTTCAATATCTGCTGCCTCACCGTGGATGTGTTGACTGTTGTCGGACGAGCCAAGTCGCCTATTAAGGTCAAGGCAACGATAACCAGAACTAGGTGAAAAAGGGACGCCATAATAATTGCGAACTGGCTCAAGGATATTTTCGCAAAGTTGTTGTAGATTTTTAAAAACATTAAGACTCTTAACTCTATTGTCTATATCAAAACGTGCTGCTAATTGAGAACGTTCAAATTCTTTTAATTTAAAATGAGGGGAAAGCCTCTCATTTGAGTTGTAAACCATATTAGGTTATAGGAAACACACCTGTGGCTAAAGAAATTAAAAGCGTTGCTAAAAAACCAACAAGAGCAAAAACGCTCATTTTAAGTGTGTTATTAATTTCTTGTACACTTTCTTCTATTGAATCAAAACGATGAAATGCAGTTTTCCATCTTTCTGCACATTGTATTTCGTGTTTGGCTAAATCGTGAGCTACGTCTGCTGTAGTTTTTCTGATATTGTTAGCCATACCAGTATAGTAGTATAGAAACAACTATTTGTTAATAGGCTTTTTGATAAAATTCCTAACTTTTTGAATCCACTCAGGCTTCCATTTTTCCAATAAAAAATAAGAAGCTAATATTGCTAATATTAAAATTAAACATTCCATAATAATTCCTTAGTTTGAAGGAGCTTCTGGCCACTCTCCTAATGGTCTTGTTCCTGTATCTGGATCGTAAACATATAAAGCAGCCAATTCATCTACAGTTGTTACCGCATCTATTTTAGAATCCATGTCTGCTGCGGTAGTTCTAACATCCGCTCTATAGGTTGACCATTCTGCTGGGATAGCAGTTCCATCGTCTACATTTCTAACTACATACCAATCGTTAGGTTGTAATAAACCGTAGGCTTGGCTGTCTACAGCTTTTTTATGAGTTGTTTTTAATTCATCTAAATCTTTGGCTGTTGCTGTTCCGTAACTTGCGGTAACGCTAGAATTTGCATAAACAAAAGACTGTTGAGTATTAATATAATATTCTTTATCTTTTAAATTACTGTCATCTACTACTACTTCGTAAATATTTATAGCTTCTAGTTCACTAGCTGACCAAAGACTAAAGATATTGGAAGGATAATTTACATCCCCAATAGTAATAGCTTTAGGTTTTTGGTAAACCTTGCTTACTGAATCGTTTTCTACTAATGCCCACATAATTTTATTTTACCTCATTAACTTGTGTGTGACTATCTTGCTGTTGTTGGTATTCCAACAAATGGATTTTCTGCAAATGCCATGTAAGTATAATTTACAGTGCTTTGATTTGTTAAAGTCCAATTATCCCAAATTTTAAATCCGTTACTTAAAAAATCTATATGCCCACCTGAACTTGGTGTTTCGCCTTCCGCATCAGTGTCGTTGGCAATAAGATATTGAGCACCGCCATTATAGCCATCTCTTTTATCATCAAGCATCACCCAATTTTTTGCGGTGTCTATTGATTTAATCATTACAAAAGCAGGTTTAAAGCCTAGATAAACAAAAGGACCATTGGTTGTCGATCCGTTGCCGACATAACTTCCAAACTTGCTAAAGCCCTGTATTGGAGCAAACACATAGGCTACATAATTTTCACCATCAGCATTAACAGAATGGTTTGTGCCTACAGTAAAAACTGTTGAGGTGGGCGATGTATCATTCCACCAATCAACACTGTCTTGTGTTGCTCCTGTCGTATTTAAAACTAAATAATCTGTATTATCTCCATAGTAAACAGCCCAAGCATCAGCAGCACTTCTATTTTTAATAATAAGTCTTTCAGGTGCTGCCCCCAATCCATGACTTACTGTTCCAGCACCGCCTGTGCCTGTATAAGTTACAACACTAAATCCTGCTGTTGTATTGGCTTGATATGTGCCACCAGGATTATTACCGCTTTCTGTAAATGAAGAAGTCGTACCACCGTTGGCTTTCCAGCCCCAAGAAACAAAATTACCTGCTGTATTTAAGTTGCC